ATGGGAAACATAAGATATTAAATGTTCCGTTGATTGATTTAATGGATAGGAATGGTTTTATACCCGAAGGTAAGTATAATGAGATTTACAATTTATCAGTTGTGTGGTATGAGGTTAATGAAGAAATTTTTGTTGAGAGTATTTATGATACCGATAGTGGTGAAACTTATTGGACAGATAAACCAGCTAATGAGTGGACAGATAATGATGACGAACTTTTAACAGCACTTTTAATGTATGGTAATTTACAAGAAACAATAGGAGAGAATTATGTTTAGGTTTATTCCAATATTATTTTTATTTTTAATTGGTTGTGAAGATACATTGTATTTAGAACCAGTCGATGAATCTACAATTCAAGTTGAAGAGCCAAGGGTTGATGTTTATTATTTTGATAAACAACCTAATCTTAGTTTAGATGATAATGGATTTTACCATTTAGATATTGATACGACCAACTGGCAAACCTTACATAGACTCACGGGTTTTATTTCAGATTCAGCAACATCAGGACCTGTTGTAAATTGTAGGGTGGAGTGGGAATCATCTCATTATTGGACTCTCGGAGATACATTAGGTTTTTGGATTAGACAAGGTTTAACCGATGATTTAGAATGGGTTAGTTATGATACATCTTATGTTATTGGTTTTGATGGACAAGAAGTACCTACAATTAATCCAGCAAGTTATAGCAACTCTGATGGAGAAGTTAATACAATGATAGCACCCGTACAATCTATGATTGGAGATACTATGACTATTTGGTATTCGTGGAGTGGTTGGTACGCTGGTGTGAATAATGATTCAATAAAAATTGTATTAGATTGAAAATAATACTTGACTTTATCACTATTTATTCGTAAGATCAATTATGACAAATAAAGAATTACAAGATTTAATAATAAAAACATTTGATGGGATTATCATTGATGAGTATGACCGAGAGATTCATAAGATTGATGGTAAATCATATGATATCACATTTGACAGAAGTAGAGTTGAATGGAGTTGTAGTTGTCCAGCATTTAAGTTTCGTAGACGACATAAGATTTCTAAGTGTAAACATATAATTGAAATACAGAATAGAAAATTTAAGACATTGGTTGAAGGCCGAGCTGGTGTCCGAGTGGTCTAAGGAGATGGATTGCAAACCCATTATTCGTGAGTTCGAATCTCACCCAGCTCTCAAAAATAATTGAAAAAAAGACTTGACTTTCTCGTTTTTTCTTCGTAAGATCAAGTATTAATTAAATAAAGGGAAATAACAAATGAATATTAAAAATGAAATTAGAAAATTAAGTAGTCTTTCAGAGTTGAATGACTTATCATCATTTATTAGTGAGTGTAAAACTCTGTTAGGTAAATCATCACTTGGTGTTGGTTCTAAGGTTTGGGTGGTTCAAAAAACCAAAAAAACTGAAGGTGTTGTTACCAAAATGAACATCAAGAAAGCTCTTGTTGATATGAGGGGTAGGATTTATAGTGTTCCATTTTCAATGTTGGAATTAGCATAATGGTATTGGAAACAGCAGCTGATGTTGGTAAAGATTTGAGAAAACAAATCGTTCCACTAATGAAATCCAAAGGATTTAATTTAAGGGTAACTACCAGCAAACAAAGTTATTACCACGATGGTAATGTAAATGTTAAGATAACAAAAGTTCCTACTAACTTTCCGGTTTGGATAGATGAGTATTCTAAGTGGAGAGTTACACCTAACGCCGAAAGATTAGTTCTAACTTTAAAAGAAAGAATTAAAAGTATAGTTGACCAACTTGATATAGATGTGTCGGTTGATTTTGATAGAAAAGTACCTTTCATAGAATATGAGGAGAATAAAAATGAAAACTAAATCTTGGTTACTATTAATGAGTCCCGATGAAAGGGGTGGTGGTGAAGAAATTAAAACCATATACCATAATAAATCAAGGGAAGAAATGGTAAAGATGATGACCTTGTTACAAGATCTAAATGAACACTTGGTATTGTCTTTGGTAAGAATTAGTCCTAAATCAACTTATGATGATATAATTAGAATGGATGATTCAGAAATGTTTTTTATGGATTCTAAACGAAATTGGAATAATGGAAAAACATATGAAGAAGTACAAGACGACATACTTGAGGAAAAGGTTATGGAGTCTTTAATAAATGGCGATATGGGAGTCGCATAAATAAAGAGAGAGTAAAATGAAACAAAGTACATTTGAAAAAAATGGTGGTTACTTCATCGGTGGAGTAGCGTATATGGATTGTAAAATCACAGGTGAACCTGTAAAGAATGTCAGTACAGATTGTAAGTCTGTAATTGGTAGTAGGGCACTAACAGGATTACTTCACAAGAAGTTTCCCGAAACAAATAAACCAGCATACAAACCAACAGGACGACCAGCTGGTTGGCATTGGATGAAAGAGTTTGTAGATAAAGATGGAACGGTTTACCATATGGGTAAGGAACAACCTAAGTTAAAGGGAACTAAAAAACCTACTAAGGTTAAACCTGTAAAGAAGAAAGCTACTAAACGGAGAACTAAAGAAGAAATTCTTTTAGCCCGTGAAGTAGAAAAAAGAGCAGAACTAAAGAAAGCTGTAAAGAAACAGAAAGATTTTTTAAACCACCAATTTGGAAATAAGTAATGTTTGAATCTTTAATACATTTTTTCAAACATTTTTTAGGATTGTGTGGAGAATCACACCCAAGCGTTTTAGTAAGTGGGTTTGGACTCTTTACAATACTAGCAATTTACATTAGTGATATTATACATTACATAAAGGATAAAATAAATGTCTAAGAAAAGTAAAGGTCAATGGAAAGACTATAAAACATTCACTCTTAGTGATGGTACTAAGTTTTTAGCTCGTGATGAGAAAGACGCTAAACTTTACAAAGAAAAAGTTGGTGACAAATAATGATAGAGTTTACCATTTTGTTTGTAGGTGTTTTAGTAATGGGTTATCTTGTAGAGAAGGAATCCAAACGAATACAGAAGAAGAATAAAAATGTTTGAATTCTTAGTGGTGTGTATTTTAATATACATAGCATATCATGTTTCAGAAAATAATAATAAACCAAAATTCTAAGGAGATAGAATGACAAGAAAAGAAGCACTCCAAGCTCAAAGTGAGTTTTCAATTTATGGAGTTTTTAGATTTACCGCATACTTACTTGCTTCAATAGCAATGTATAGTGGTGAATTACAAATAGCAGGAATAGCGTTTGGGTTCGGAGCCACACTTGGTTTTGTTCGTAGATTAGCTAGGATATGGGAGTAACAAAATGAGCACACATCCAATGAAACCTATAACCAAACCAGGTGAAGGTAAGAAACGCCAAAAGTATGTTACACAGGAACGATATTTAGAAGAACGATATGAAATTTCTCGTGGTCTAAAAGGACCCAAGAGATTAGAAAACGAATCATTCGAAGATTTTCATACTCGTAGAAAAGCAGAAAATGGTCTGTTGAAAGAATACCTTCGTGGTGTTTGGATAAAGAAAGAAGATTGACAGAGATTCATAAAAAGATAAAACATCTAAACCATACTCTGATTGTATGGGCAGAGGATAACAAATATAAAAATAATCGTGGTGGTGATTATATCATACCACCACGAGTTGAAAATGATGTGGTTATGTCTGAGTGGAAAGATGATTTAAAGTTTGTATCTAAGTTAGATTTTATGTTAGGTGATGGTAAGACTTTGACAAAGAAAGAACTTCAGATGTCTAATCAACTATATGAATTTTATAGTCAAATGTCTATGAAAAATTTACTAAGGAAATAAATGTATAATATATTTTTAATACTACTTATGTTACAATGGAACTCGTGTTCTCCGATACCTGAACCTACTTACATTGATGATGTGAATATGGAGAATTATGCGTAAAGTAATTGATTGTTTTAAAGAAGATAATCCAGTAATAAATAAAAAACTAAGAGAGGTTTCAGTTGAAGAAGGAAACATTATTGCCACAGAATTATTTCAGATACTTAACGAAAGAAAAGACGGCATTGGGTTGGCAGCGAATCAAGTGGGAATTGATGCACAAGTGGCCGTTATCAATGTTATTGAACCTTTGGTTCTCATTAACCCAAAGATTGAAGAACAATGGGATGAAATTCCCTACTACGAAGGATGTTTGAGTTTTCCAAAACAAGGTATTCATACTAAAAGATATAGGAATATTGTTATCAAAACCGAACAGGCAGAAAGTGGTTGGTACTTTAGTGGGGCAGAAACTACACAAGAGGCTAAAGGTAGTTGGGAACAAGACAATAAAGAACAGGATCAAGAACAAAGATTATTAGAAGCTATATGTGTTCAACACGAGATAGACCATTTAAATGGAATAACTATACACGATAGAGAAGATAAACCAAAACCAATTATATCTAAAAAGGGATACGGAAGAAACGAAAGAGTTATGATTACCAATGGTAAAGAAACACAAGAATTAAAATACAAAAAAGCAAAACCACTTATAGATAGTGGAAAATGGGAAATCTACATAGGAGGCCCGATAACTTAAAATGAGAAAACTAAAAATGAAAAAGAAAGTAACAAAACCAATCAGAAGAAAATGTCATAATTGTGGGAAGATGGCAACTAATCCAGTTCAATATCATTTAGTTCCATCAATACCTTATGGTGAACCGATGCCAATATGGTCAAAGAGTGGCCCTAAAACCAAGAGGGTTGATTTGAAAGGTGATATGAAAATAACAGCCAAAAACTATTGTGATAGAGAGTGTATGGCTGAAGGTAGGTCTAAGCTCGGTGTCTAAAAAACCCACTAAAGAGAAACCTAAATACTCTAACGCTGGAAAGGGTGATAAGAATAGAGTATCAAATATTAACAAGTATGCTGAAAATTGGGAAAAGATTTTTGGTAAAAAGAAAGTTAAGGAGAAATCTAAGAAGTGATAGAATCAATGGTTATGTTAGTTTTAATGATTACATTCGGAATGATATCATTAGTAGTTATGATTTCAATAGATAAAAATGAAAAAGATAAGACATAGTAAATTACCGATTACACTATCGAGTTCTGATACATTAGATTATGAAATGTTACACGCAATACAATTAAACTTAATGTATGATGAAAACGATAGTAGAGAAGAAAATCAAGGTTGTTGGAATGCTTGGGTTGGTGAAGATGGTAATTGGTTCAACCCGTATAAACCTAATAAAAATCAAATGGAGTTATTTAATGAAGAATAATAAAAAGATGGAGTTATTAAAAAAGGCTGAGAAAGTAAATTATGTATTTGAGAAGATGGATAAGGAAACACAAGACGCTGTAAAAAGTCTTATTAACCATATGATGGTAGAAAAAACTAAAAAGGATAATCACATAGTTTGAAAAAATATTTAACATATGATGATGTAAACATAGTTCCAAAGTACTCGGAGTTAAAATCTCGTGATGATGTAGATCTTACCACACGATTTACCAAGAATAGAAAACTACACATCCCAATAGTAGCCTCACCGATGGATACCGTAACTGAAGAAGATATGGCCATAGAGATGATGGAAAGGGGTGCCGTAGGTGTTATACATAGATTTATGTCTATTAAAAAACAATCTCGTATGATGCAATCATTACATTATAAATGGGATAGTTTTTTTAATATAGGTGATGGTAAAGAAAGAAGTGCCGATAATGATTATGATGAGTGGTATAAGAAACTAAGTAATAAAAGTAAAATATCCAAATCAGATTGGGAGGATTTTAAAGATTACGGAATGTTCACAGATGATATGGCAGAAACCGATAGGATGTGGAGAAACCTACCCTTATGTGCAGCAGTTGGTGTTACAGGAGATTATTTAGAAAGAGCGAAAGAATTGGTATTAAACGGATGTAATGTACTACTTATAGATGTAGCACACGGCCACCATAAAAATGTAGGAGACGCTATTGAAGAAATCAAGAGTAAAATATCAAACATCGAAGTCATTGCGGGAAACATTGCGACAAGAGATGGAGCAGAGTTTCTCTGTGAAAAAGGTGCTGACGGCATCAGAGTGGGAATCGGTAACGGCTCATTATGTGAAACAAGAATCAGGACTGGCGTTGGATTACCTCAGGTTAGTGTTCTTCTTGATGTGTATTCCGTTTGTGACGATTGGGATGTTCCTATTATTGCTGATGGTGGTATTCGGAATGTGGGTGATGTGGCTAAAGGACTTGGTTGCGGAGCTGACACCATCATGGTCGGTTCGTTACTTTCGGGCACCAAAGAGAGTCCAGGTCAAATAGAAAAACAAGGTGAGTGGCCTAACGAAAAATTATTTAAAAAGTACAGAGGTTCTGCCTCAAGAGATTCAAAAGGTAGTGATAAAAATGTCGAAGGTAATCACAAAGTAATTCCATACAAGGGTAAAGTAAATAGAATACTTAGTGATATAGAAGATGGAATAAAAAGTTCGTGTTCCTATGTAGGGGCAAATAATCTTGCAGAATATAGATCTTTAGTAGAATTTGTAGAAGTAACAAATGCAGGTCAAGTAGAGGCTCGACCACATTTATTAAGTTAAAGGAAAATTATAAATGGTATTAGATAGTTTATTAGCAGGTGTAATGTTATTCAGTTCATTCGCCGCAAGAACACCAAATGTACAACCAAATCCAGATGACTACGAGGTTAGTATTGGGATAAATCATAATAACTTTCATTTCAATCGTCAATGGGAAAGAGAACTTGGTGAGTTCTATATAGATGATTTGTTTTGGGCCAAGTTTGATAATGGTATTTATTTTAAACCTGAGTATATGAATAAGGAAAGTCAAGGAGTTAGATATTTGAAGATTGACTCAAGACGAAGTTGGAAAGGTTTTTCTTTTGGATTCACAAGCCGTAATGATGATAGTGATGTGTTCAGTTCTAACTTTGTAACATTTATATCTTTTGGTGGAAGTACAAAGAAAAAGTATTGGGAAAAAGAAGATGTTGAATTTTCTTTTGATGGATACTTGCCACCAAGTGAAGAAGAAGGTAGAGATACTTTTGAGTTTGAAAATAAATTTAAAACATCATATCCACTAACAGAAAAACTTAGGTTGTATAATATAGGTGAAATATCTAAACTTCAAGGTAAACAATTTTACAAGGCTAAAATTGGATTTGAATATTTATTTAAAAAGTAACGGAGAAAAAAATGAATAAATTTTATACTGCAGCTTTAAGTCATTGGGAATCACAGAGAGATGAGGCTTTAGCTACATTAGATTTATATTTTAATAAATCAGTAGGTATCGGAGAACACTCTAAAATATTAGATGAAATACATATATGGACTCATAAACTATCTGAGGCTACTGAAAATATAAGCTCACTTAAAACATTTTTTGATGAATATGGTGATGTAAAAGACAACAATAAAACGAAAAAATTATTAAATGATTAAAATTTTAATATCATATCTTTTGGCATTAACTATAATAGGTAGTGGGGTATTTTTATTTTGTGCCTTGGTTAGTTTACCTTTTTGGTTAATGTGGAATTGGTTAATTCCAGATATATTTGGATTACCAATCATAACTTGGTTACAGGCATTTGGTCTTTGGACTTTTATAGTATTGATAAGATCAAGTAATTTTAATTATGCTAAAACATTTAATCCCTCAAAAATTTCAGAAGATGGTACAGAATTATCACCTTTTGGTGATAATACTTGGAATCAATGGGTTGAACAAATTAAGAAAAATTATCGTGCATAATTATATTTTTGATACTTATCTTAAATTATGGAGATGACTAAAATGGACATAACTAAGATTATTCAGACATTGAGTGAGGCATTAGATGATAAAGATTGGGATTTGGTAAAAGAATTGTTAGAAGAATTAATTTATGAAGATGATAATCCTATCCAAGAATACGAGAAGGATAAGGATGTGGATAATGAAAATTTATGGGGCTGACTTGGAAATCGACTGGTGTTATTCGATACTAAAGTGCAGCAGAGTTTGAGTAGACTCTTAAATAAGACTCAACGAAACCTAAATGGCGATACATCGCTAGACGGGTTGGACATTGATTGGCATTTAGCTAATCTTGAAATGGGATTCGACAATTTTGTTGAACCTGTTCAAAATGACCAACCATCTTACGCCTACGCGGCATAAGTTACTGAGTTGTCTAACACTCGGTCATAAAATAAGTTAGACATCAACTCCTCATGTTATGAGTATAAAAGAACATACGGAGCTATCCAAAAAAATAGTCGGTGGTTTGTAGGTAACTTCTCGGAGGGTAGTAACCTAACTAAGCTGTAAATGACTTTGTAAAGAAGGCAAACAGGACGGGAGTTCGAATCTCCCCAGCTCCACAAAATTAGCAAGAAAGTACTTGTAAATGGTTATAAAGGGTTGTAAGATCAATATATGAAAAAATACTATTATGAAAGAAGTAATCTTCTTGAGAGTGATGTGAACATCAACTTTGATGAATTACTATACATGAATGAAGAAGAAACTTCTAAATGGATTGAAAAACTTAGAAGTTTTATTATTTCAGAATGGGATGATAAAGGTATTCCACCTACAATCGGAGCCAATACTTCAGATATAAAAAAGAACTTTAAGAAACTACGAGAGTATGATGTTCATAATAAGTTTTTGGTTCGTGATGATGATGGCAATGAAAATGTTATTAAGAATTACAATAAACATGCCAGTAGTGTTAATCAATTCTTTCCAACCATGTTAAAGACTCGTGTTCAGAATGGTAGTATTTATGATTGGTTTACGGATGAGTATAAAGATAAATTTCAAAAGGTTATAAAGAGAATATTAAAAAGAGATTCAATGTATAATTGGTCTAAATGTATTTTAGATGGTGAAGATATACCAGAGAATTTCTTTATTGTCCAACATAAACATAATGCTGTAGAGAGTAAGTACAAGACTTTATCAGTTGAAGAAGTAGAGAAGTTAGATGATAAACATAAAACTAATCTACCAAAGGAGTTAGATGGTGATACATATAAATTCTTGGTTAGGGATTTTCAGTTAGGACAAAAGTTATTTCCAGCTGGTATTCAGGCATTTCGTTTAGGACTTGGACAACCAGCCGTAAACTTTCCACCATTAACCGCTAGATATTTGTATGAAAGATTTACAGACCATATTAATATCGATGAACTCGAACCCAAACAATTAAATATTTATGATCCTTCAAGTGGTTGGGGTGGTAGAATACTTGGAGCTATGTCCTCGTTGAAAAGAATACATTATATTGGAACAGACCCGAACACCGATAACTATATTGATGAGGTGGGTATATCAAGATATGAATATGTAGCTAACTTTTTTAACAATGAGGTATTGGAAACTAATCCATTTTGGGAAGAAGAAAAAAATACATTTCACTATTTTCAAGAAGGTTCAGAACACATCGGAAACCATCCTGAATTCCAACAATATAAAGGTAAGTTGGATATGGTATTTACATCACCACCTTATTTTGATAGGGAACAATATTCAGAAGATGAGGAACAATCATTTAAGGCATATCCTAAATATGATGATTGGAGAGATAATTTTCTCAATCCCACATTGACCAATGCTTTTAATAGTTTACGAAAAGATAGATATTTATTATGGAACATAGCTGATATAAAAATCGGAAAAGATAAATACCATCCTCTTGAACAAGATAGTATCGATGTAATCGAAAACCTCGGTGGTGAGTATCAAGGTAAACTCAAAATGTTGATGACTTCAATGGTTGGAGTAGACCAATCAAATGTTAAAAACTCGGTTAAAATAAATGGAACTTATTTAAAGTATGAACCAATATTCATTTTTTACAAGAAATGACTTGACTTTTACTGCAAATTGTCGTAAGATCAAGAGTAATTCGAAAGGAAAATAGTATGATAAGTACAAGAACAGCAATTGCGGGAGTTGTGTTCGTAACAATGGTTAATGGGTTTATATCCATTAATATGTTTAAGAATCAATCCAAATTCTACTCAAATGAAGTAGATAAATTGCTACAGAGCAATGAACAACTACATACAGAACTTCAAGAATTTTATCAGTTCGGTATTGAGGTTGATGTAACGATGTATCAACCTGTTTATCCACAAACAGATAATTCACCTGATATCACAGCTGATGGAACAAAGATTCGTATCCATAAGGCAAGTGAGTATAAGTTTGTAGCTCTATCACGAAATCTATTATCAAGATGGGGAGGCCCATTTAACTATGGAGATTTTATATACATCAAGGGAACAAAAGATAAAGATGGAGTGTATCAAGTAAGGGATACAATGAATCCTAAATGGGTTAATGTCGTGGATATATTAGAATCTACGCATGTAAGTCCATACAAATATGAAAATGTTCACATCTACAAGATGAATTGGACAGATAATTTAACACTATTAGAAGATAAAAAGTCATAAATAATAAAGGAGAAACAATGGACAAAAAGAAAACCGAAATAAAAGTTGGTGATTGGGTTCATGTATTATTAGTAGGATTAGATTCAGGAAACGAACCTGCATATCAAATCGAAAAGATTGAGGGAGATGATTACTATGTTGTACAGACCGAAGGTACATATCAACATAGGATGAAAACCAAAAAGAATAGATTGAAAAAGTTATAAAATAAGAGGTTATAAATGAAACAACTTACAGAAGAACAATTACTTGGTAATTGGGAAAAGTTGTTGCAACTTGTAGAAGATACATTCGAGGGAGAACGAAAAGAGAAACTCTTGGAAATGTATAAGTTCTTTGAAGATAGAATGATAGTTGCACCAGCGAGTGGTAAAGAAGAATATCACTATTGTTATGCAGGTGGTTATGTAAATCATGTACTGCATGTTTGTGAAACGGCATTAGAAGTATCCAAGACCTATGAAAAGGTTGGTGGGTATAAAGATTGGACAGATGAAGAACTCATCTTTTCTGCTATGCACCACGACTTAGGTAAGGTCGGAGATTTACTTGGGGAGTATTACATTCCACAAGATAATGATTGGAGAAGAAAGACTCTCGGTGAGATATTCACACACAATACAGAAATAGATAATATGAGAGTAACGGATAGGGCACTATTTTTACTGCAACACTTTGGGGTAAAGGTTAATATGAAAGAAACTCTTGCTATCAAGGTATCTGATGGACTCTATGACGAAGCTAACACCTACTATATGAAAGTGTTTGACGCAAGTCGTTCCTTAAAAAATCATATGCCGTACATCATACATTGGGCTGACCATATGGCTACACAAGCTGAATTTGATGAGTGGAAACGAGAAGATGAGGATAACAAAGAGGAAATGGAAAGTAGGTTAAGTAATATTAAAAATATTAGCGTCGGTAAAAAAGAATCAAAACCTAAAACCAAACAAAAAGATAAAGTTTTAGAATCAAAACATCAAGATTTATTTGATGAATTATTTGGAGATGATAAATGATAATAGAAATAGTATTAGGATTAGTAATTCTTGTTGAATCATATGTAATATGGAATTTAATGAGAAAAACAGAACTACTTGAAACTTGGGTAGAGAACTTTACCGATAGGGTAAATAAAGTCCAACAAGAGTTAAGTGAAATAGACTCAACTGGTCATTTTGAATCAGATGACGAAGTGGGTTCTATATTCACATCAATAAAAGAAGTAATAAACGATTTAAACAATAATACCGAACAGGAGTTAATTAGTGAGTAAAGCAACTAAACCAGTAAAGAAGAAGAAAAAACCTAAAAATTATTATTTTAATCAGACAACTGAAAATGCTATCATTCGTTACAACAAAACAGATAGTGCTAGGTTAAAGAATAAAATATATACTGAACATATTGCATATGCTTTTGATAAGTTAGCTGAGAATATTATTCATACATTTAAGTTTTATTATTTTGATGTTCCATCAGAACAAGTAAAACACGAAGTAGTTTCGTTTCTTGTTATGAATATGCACAAGTTTAAAGAAGGTAAAGGTAAGGCCTTTTCTTATTTTAGTATTGTAGCAAAGAATTATTTAATACTACATAATAATAAAAACTATAAGAATTATAAGATTCACGATAAGATGGATGTTCTTGATTATAGTAGAAATATTCGTGAATCTCAAGATATGAAAGATGTTGCAGATTTTAATGAAGAATATGTAAATCAAATGCTAGAGTATTGGGAAGAAAATCTAACTAATATATTTAGACGACAAAAAGATATATTAGTTGCAGATTCTGTATTAGAAATGTTTAGACGAAGGGATAATATAGAAAACTTTAATAAGAAAGCTTTATATATTCTTATTCGTGAGATGACTGGTTCTAAAACTCAACACATCACTCGTATAGTTAATATTATGAAAAAATATAATAATCAACTAACAAGAGAGTTTCAAC